AGTTCCCCGTAGTAATGTCCTCACGAAGTCCAACTTTTGAGTAGCCATTCGCCTTTACATATACTGAAAAACCAACAGAAGCAAGGCTAATAGAAGTAGAACGAATGCGATTTGTTGCACTTGTATTTGTTGGGGTAAATGTGTCCGCAGTAACTAATCCATCTAACGGATTGGCTACACTATTTCCAGTTATTGTTGCGTTAGTTTTAAGCCAGTAAGCAAAATCCTCGCTATACAAGGCCTCATTCGTCCGCACCTTTTCCACCAACCCGTCCGCATTGACTCGCGTAGCATCAGAGTTACGGGTGAAGGTGAGTTGACCGTCCGTAGATAGAGGACGCTCAGAATATACAATGCTTGTCTTATAAAGACTTGGAACCATCACCAAGCTGGCTTGTGCATAGTACTTATCTAACAACGGAGAGATAGCTGCCTTAGCGCAATCCTCCCCTTCAATGATAGCACCATTAGCCTCGCCATACGCTCTGATATATGCCCATACGTCATCAATGTCCGTGCGCCCCGCCAAGTATGCCGTAACCTCTCCCAAAGAGACGCTAACAACCGTAAAAAGTCCGTAAATGGTCGTTCCTGCAAACACATCAACCTCCACGAGGTCATCGCCCACCATACTGGTAGCGCTCACCGTAGAGTCTTCAGTAGCAACAAGTACGCGGTAGTACTCTCCCTCAACATATGGTTGAGTTGTGGAGATGGTACGCATCCCGTCCTGACCAAACGATTGTAGTTGGTAGTTAGCGGGGTTGTTCAGATTCGTATAAGACATAGCCAAATAAAAAGTTAAAGGTCAAAGTGCAATGCTATGCACCACAAAAATAGTTAAGTAGGATATTTTAAATACCGGTGAGAGCCGCAGATAGAGACTGGTCAAGCGGTGGGCGTTCTCCCTTGCGCTGTGATATTAGTTTGCTCTGAGCCATAGCCTGCTTTTCAATACGGAAATCCTTGCGGTTTTCCTTCTCGGTTTCCGCCTGCATTTTAACTCCGCTTTCAATCTGCTGCTCGGCTACGCCAAACTGACCACGCATCTGCTCAATCTGTATCTTGAAGTTGTATTCCATCTCCAAAAGTTGTGCTTTGATTTGTCCTTCCATCTGTAGGCGCTGAGCTTCGAGCTGCGCCTTGAGCTGCTCCTTCTGCATATCTGACTGGGCTGCCACCTGTGCTGCCTGGGCATTTGCTTGCGCTTGGAACTGCGCTTGCTGTGCCATTTGCTCCTGCTGCTGTTTGATACGCTTCTTACGTCGGATAACCAATAAACGCTCTGCCTGCTCTACGTCCTTAATTTGACGGATAGCAATAGCATCTTCAAGGTCAATCTCTTTCTGGCCTAAAGCAATCTGGATGTTCTGCTCCAAGTACTGCTTGTCCATGTCATTCATCTCCGTGACAACCATGACACCAAAGTTGTACATGCCTAGGTTTTCAAAAGAGGATAGAACAGCCATGTTCGTTTCTCCAATGGCATTGGAGTAGATGCGATATAGAATGCTCTCCGCTGGAATAATCTGCAAACAGCGAACGATATCATCACACACCTTCTTGTAGAGTACCTGTGCGGCATGGGTGATGTCATAGATGGCATTGTTGCCCGCAGCAATGGCTTGCTCACGAACACCAACAAGGGCATCTCCCTTGGGGGTTGTTCCGTCCATAGCCTCGTTGATACCCGTAGCATCGCGAATCATACGCAGGTAGTGGTTGTATAAACCTACTAGTTCCTCAATGTTGCGGATGCGGTTGCCAATCTCACGAACAGGCGGGTTCTGGAATCCGCCATCGGGGTTCTTAGAACGGTAATAGAAGATACCAGTCTGTTCGTAAATGTCTTGAATCTCCAAAGGCTGGAGTTCCCCTCCTCGTCCTAACTGAACGTTCTCTAGTCCTTCGATGTCAATGATAAGACCATCAGGCTTGGCCTTGGCAATGGACTGCTGAATCTTCAGGTGCGTGATTTGCAACATGTCCGCAAAGCCGATGACGGAAGAGACCATTGACTTAGGAATCATGCCGCGGATGTTGGTAGCTACTACGCTGTACGAAAGACGTGCACGAGTGATATCGTGTACGTTCTTTGGTAAGTTTTTCTTGGGTCCGTAGTTGTACATGAATTCCGTTCCAACAATGTACGAGCCTCCGTATACCGTAGCATTCGCCATGTACACAGCCTCGCGGTCATAGACCGATTGCTGAGGAGCATTGTACTCATTGCCCTTATAGTAGAATCCAATGTTACCGTAGGCAGACTCCTTCTTCTCGAAGATGATGTTGTCTACGCTCATGAATTCAAAGTCCATGACCTCCACCTTGTATTGGTCATAGCCCTGACGATAGCGAGTGCCGGGTCGGCCATAACCGTTGTTCTCCACAGAGAATTGGTCTGGCTGATTTCCGTACTTGTTCATGACCGTTTTGGCAATCTGCTCGTACTGCGCTTCGGTGAACTGGTCACCGGCTATGCGCTTGAGGTCCATGATTGTGATGTATCGGAAATGCCCGGCGTATGTTAGCTCAGTAAAGTTGGGGTCATCCGTGTAGTTGTGGATGAACATCTTAGGGTCTACGTACTCCTCTTTGATTCCGTAGTTGGGGTCGTTAGTGCGGCGAGCGATACCCATGCCAAGGACAGCGACATCCTCTACGCAACGTCGGTAGATGGAATCATTGAAGTCATTCCACTTCAAGGTCATCTCCGTAGCAATCTGCGCAGCAATCTCTGCGTCCGTTTTGATATTCGTATCCAGGAAGATTTCAGTTTCTTCTGGAGTATCTGGAAGAGCATTTGGGTCTGTATCAACCTGAAGGCCAAGGGATTGCGCTTCGGCAATCATGTCCTTGTTTTGAATTTTCAGAACCGTTGCATTTTTCTTTTTGTCTTTCTCCGTCCTGGAGACCGGGTCAATCGCCTCTATTTGTGGATACGGTGCGCGAGACAAAATCTTGTTTACAACAATCTTTACAAACTTGGGCACAATAGGCACAGGAGTGTAGTCAAGGGTGAGGAGCGTTCCATCGCCGTTGTTGTTGTCTAAAGAGTTTAGAATCTGACGATAGATAGAAGTGTCTTGCGTTCCTTGTGCGTAATCACGACAGCGTTCAAATTCACTGTTGCGTCGTCCGTACAAAGAGTTTTGATAGTCACTTCCTACCCATTGCGCAAACATGGCCTTTGCATATTGCAGGCCGTATGCTTGCGACACTTTCTCCTCAACGCCTACTAATGGGTCAGGAAAGGAGGATTGACCCTTAATGTATTGATTGTCCATACTCAAGGTGGGCTATACCGCAAATATACTTCATATTATTAGCGTAGAATTATCTGACCCTTTCTAAAGAATTTCTTCACGTTGAAGTCTGTTCTTTCTTTTTCTGGCTTATGTCCCTGCGCTGCTAATAATGCTAGTCCGCTAGATATAGATAAGTCATACTTTGTTCGGTCATCTACTTTAAAGTTAATCCAATCTTCTAATGTTCTATCTAAATACATCTTGCCGTGCTCTAGTGTCTCTTCATTGAGACCTACGTGTGCATGTATGTATGCTTCTATTGCTTGGGCATGCGCTTGGATAACGTCCTGAGAGTTTGATGGTATACCTTTTGTCTTTGTCTTGGTTCCGAACCCAGAGCCTAGATGCTCGGGCCTGTCTAGTAGCCAGTCTTGATATCCTCGTGATTCAAAGTATCTGGCAATACCGTACTTGTTGTTTTCTATAAGAATTGGATATCCGTAATACTTGGCAGCCATCAGGACATCCTCATAGAATATCTTAGCAAGGGGAGGGCGAGAGGCATACTCAGCAACAAACATATTGCTGGGGTGTGCCATGTTAAACTTGTTGAATAGATGGCATGCGCCCTTAGAACCGCGGCCATCTACCGTAGCGTCAATGTCATAGGAGTCAACACCACCGCAGCCTAGCCAAACATTCTCTGGGCGGGCCTTATTGCGAAGTTCATATGGAGGTAGCCATGCTATGCGCCATCGGCCCTCTACGCTGGGACTGAAGACAACCTCACTATCGCTCACACCATCTCGCCATACGAAGTTGCCCGTTACTATGGGATTGGGGAATAGCTCTTGGTTATACTGTATCTGCTCGTATATCTTCTGAACATTGAACAGCGATGCTTTGGCGCTATCTCGGAATGCTTCCGCTGTTGTGAAGGGGAACTGGCGGATGACCTCGTTGAGTTCATACGAATCATTAACCAGGGCTTTCCTTTCGTTCTTTAGGAACGTCTTAGCCCCTATGATTAGGGGCTCCCCGTCGGTGGAGACCATAGGTTTCTCCGGGTCATCGGCCACGGGCAACCCGTACTTATCAAAGAATCCCTCTAGGGCATCGTATGCTGGAATGAACATGGAATACAATCCGCTACGTGTACGTCCGTTCTCGTTGCGTTCGTTTGGATTGCTAGAGTCATAGAGGTCCCTGAACTGCCTACCGCCCTTGTCTAGGGGATTGACGGTACTACCAACGATAGCCTTCCCTACAATCTTCCTACCCACCAGGAGGCAGGTTCTATGGATACGCCATGACTCACGTATGTCGGTAGGCTTCTCCCACTTGCCTGCCTCATCTAAGTACAGGATGTGTAGCTTCTCACCGTCATAGGCATTGTTGGTGGTGTTCTTCCAGTTGATTACTGTGTTGAGCGCTTCTCCTTTTTGAGAGGTCTTGTTCTTCTTGGTGATTCGCTTTGATGGCTCTCGGAAGGCGAGTTCCATACGGGGGTTAGTGGTTCCGTCCTGGATGGGTTTGAAAAAGAAAGGAAGGGACTTATAGATAGGAACAATCTTCTTCATGAAGATGTTCTCCTGGGCGTCGGAGCCTGTCTTTGACATAACACCCAGCAGCTTGTCCTTCACCTGTGTAGCCTCGTTGACAAGGACAGAGGCTGACATATTCGTGTACCCCGAGCGACGGCACTTGACATATACCTGACCTAGGCATCGCGGGTCTACTGAGCAAGCTTCAAGATGTAAGAACAGTTGACGCTGGAAGTCCAGGTAATCGGGGTACCCAATATCAATCTTGGACCATTGAAGAAAGAAGTAGTGGTTTCCTGTGATGTAGGTTGGTGTTCCATTGTTGTAGAACCAAAGTCCTTTTCTGCGTCTTTCATATTCTTGTGCAATATAAGGTGTGTGTTTTGCCCGAAAGGAGTCAGGCATCTCTAGCCACTGCTCCATGCTAGCAATACGCCGCAGCTCTTCTGGCAGCTCTTTACGTACCCATCGCTGCTGTTCCTTAGGCAGGTCGTGGTACAGTATGTCTTTCTTTAATGGTTGCTTAGGCAATTGTATGTCGAGTTCAGATATAGTAATAACATCGCCCCGCGTTTCCACGGGGCAGATGTTGATTACATATTCATCTTTTATCTCAACTAAACCAGCCATTACGAATCCCAGTATATGAATACCCAATCATTATTTTGAGAATTGTTCTGCGAATCCGCCTGAATAGTCACGTTGCTCTTGTAGCTCGCCATTGTCTTTGAGGGTTTTTATAAGTTGCTCAAGGCGTTCCCGTTCTACGATAAGCTCTTTAGCGTCAACCGCTGTTTGCTTTATAGACTGCAGTTCTGCCTTGCGTTGTGAACCGCTAAGTTCTTGGTCTACAGGCTTTTGTATCTCATGTATCATGTTCTCAATAGCCACCTGCATTGCCTCCATGAGCCTTTGAGCGGTGTATACGCTATCATACTTCTTCTGTAATCTTGGCATAGATGTGTTGTAAGTAAACTCGGTATAACTTTTCGCCATCGACTTCCATCAGATAGTCGGCATTCTTCATGAAGAACACCTTGTCTCCTTCGTGTAGGCCTAGCTCCTCTAACTTGGGAGAGCCGTACCGAATGTAGCCGTACTGATTGTATTCCTTTTCTTTCTGTACTAACTCAAGGACATCACTCTTCAGTTCGGCGTCCTGCTCTGCTGGGGTTAGGAATATCCATTCTCCTAGGATTTTAACCTTCCCACTCTTCTTGCTTTTGTGAGCATAGGCTTGACAAACGAATGGGTCATTTCCCCCATCGTAAGTAACATAGTAAAGTCCCTGCTCTCCATCCACAAGCTGGCCACGCCGGTCTTTATTTTCATTTAACTGCTGCCCATTATACACGAGGTGATTTCCTCCAAGGACAACGTGGTGATGAAAGTATAGCGTGTCGCCAATGTCCACTCCCGTGTTATACTTCAATGGAATACCAACGACCTCTCCTTCGTGGGCCCTGTGTTGGAACTCGTTGAATTTTGAATCTAGGTATAACTCAGACTCCCCGACTTTTATGGTGTCATTGACAGCCTTGGGGATATGGACAATAAAATAATATAGGGGTTTCATTCAAAGTCGCAGTCGTGTTCAATTAAACATGGCATATCGTCAACGGTCTTCCAGAGCATGAT